AACTCATCAAACTCTGAAGTCGCCTATGATACTGGCCTAGACTTTGCTGCATCATGTGGCTTTGGGTATTGGCGCGTAGATGTTGACTATACACACGACGACGCATTTGAGCTTGATATCTTCATTGAGCGTATCAGTAACCCATTTTCAGTCTATGGCGACTATAGTTCCACATGCGCTGACTCATCGGATTGGAATATTGCGTTCGTTGTCGATGCGATAGATGAAAAAGAATACAAAAGCAAGTATGGCGACAAGGCCAAAGTAAGTTTTGATAGCGATCAATACATTGGTATGCCTGACGAGTGGCGTGATGGTGATAAAGTCATAGTAGCTGAATATTGGACACGTAAAGAAGTAGAGCGCGAGATCGCAAAGTTATCGGATGGGCGAGTCGTTGACGTTGAATGGCTGCAAGATGATGTAGAAGGTTTAGAAGGCATCAAAAATGGCGAGCTACTCATGAGCCGTGGTGTCGGCGTTCAAGCTACCCGCAAAGCCAAGTCATTTAAAGTTTGCCAGTACATTATGTCGGGCGCTGAGATTCTCGAAGAGAACGATTGGGCTGGCCAGTTTATTCCTTTGGTTCCAGTGTACGGGGAAGAACTCAATATCGAGGGGAAGCGCCATTTTCGCTCATTAATTCGTGACGCCAAAGACGCACAGCGTAATTTTAATTATTGGCGCACAACAACTACCGAAATGGTTGCATTAGCACCGAAAGCACCGTTTATCGGCGCGGTAGGTCAATTTGACACTGACGCCGACAAGTGGTCGCAAGCTAACACTGAAAACGCTCCATACCTTGAATATGACGTGATAGACGGCGCTCCACCACCAATGAGGCAAGGGTTTGCTGGTGTTCCTGCTGGCGCATTGCAAGAAGCACTTAACGCTAGTGACGATATGAAGTCGATTATTGGAATCTATGACGCATCGCTAGGCGCAAGAAGCAACGAGACTTCAGGACGCGCAATCAATGCAAGGAAGTCAGAGTCTGAAACTGGAACGTTCCACTTCATCGATAATCAAGCTCGTGCAATTAAGCATACTGGGCGCATTATCCTTGACTTAGTGCCGCACATCTACAATAAAGCACGGATAGTGCGCATCATGGGTGAGGACAAAAAGACTCAAAACGTTGCAGTCAATCAGCCGCAGCAACAAGGTCAAATGGCTGATGACGGAACGGCGCAAGTGTATGACTTAACCGTTGGTAAATACGATCTTGTTGTTAATGTTGGTATGGGCTTCCAAACGCGCAGAGAAGAAGCGGCTTATGGTATGACTGAGTTGGTCAGAGCTTACCCAATGGCTGCTCCAGTGATTGCTCCACATTTAGCGGAAGCGCAAGACTGGCCGGGCGCTGACAAGATTGCGGAAGAACTGCGGATGCTGTCGCCACAAGGCCAGCAAGCTAACCCGCAAGTTCAGCAGGCACAACAAGCTATTCAGCAACTACAACAGCAATTACAGCAAGCACAGCAACAGATGCAGTCAATGCAAGCTGATAAGAGCATGGAGGCTCAGAAGCTGGAGATCGACGCATTTAATGCTGAAACAAATCGCATGAAAGCACAAAAAGAACTACAGCCAAATGTTGTTGAGTCACAAGGGGCGCAAGGGGTAGGAGTGGATGAGCGAGAAAAGATAGCACTGGAGACAGAAGCAAAGATCATCCTTGAGCGCGTCAAGCAAGAAGGTCAAAAAGAATTGGAAATAATCAAGCAACGTGCAGACATTGCTAAATCAAATACAAATCAACTGTTGATGCCAGACGAAAATCTCAATCTGGTGCCGAATGGCGAGGTAGCAAACATCAAGCAATTGATTGACGTGATGAGTGCTGAGATGCAAGACGTTAAGCGCAGGGCTTTTGCCAAACGCAAGTTGGTAAGAGATGAAAATGGAAGAGCACAAGGCTCAATAATTGTGGATGCGTTTGATAATCCGATAGGGGAATAATTATGGCTTTAGCTTATGACGTAACGAGTATCCGCAATGCAATGTTAGACGCAATCACAACACGGGCAGGCGCATCGGCACTGCTGCGTATCTATGATGGCACACGACCAGCTACAGGCGGCACGGCGACAACGTTGTTGGCTGAGTTGACGTGCAATGCTACGTTTGCCCCTGCTGCATCATCGGGTGTTTTGACGTTGAACGCCATCACGCAAGACTCAAGCGCAAATGCAACAGGCACGGCAACATGGTTTCGCATCGTTAAATCTGACGGCACGACATTTGTGTTAGATGGCAACGTCGGGACATCGGGGAGTGACCTTAATTTGTCAACCACTGCAATCGTTATCACGCAGCCAGTCAGTGTAACTTCGTTTGTTATCACTGAAGGCAATCCATAATGATTGAATACCGCACCCACGATAACAGCCCATTGACATCGATACACGTCGAAAAAGGCGCTGTGATTGTCACGATGACGTTTGATGTACCTAGTTGCTATACGCGGCTACATAGCCACACGTTTGATCACTGGATGGAGTGCGTAAAAGGCTCTGCTCGGATTGAAATTGACGGCGTTGTGCGCATTGTTAAAGTAGGTGATAAATACCTTGTAGAAGCGCATAAACAGCATAACGTTCATCCATTGGCTTTAGATACAGTTCTTCGCTGCGTTCACGAACATGCGGATATTGATCCTGAAAATGTTGGTGATGGCATACCTATTGAATGGCTCACTAGGCTGACAGACAAGGAGCCAGCATGAGGGCGGCTGATTACGTCGAAGAGACAACAACGAGTATAGCCGGAACCGTAGGTGATGGCGCGGTGACTCTTACGCAGATCACAAGCACACCAAGATTTTCGACTGTTTTCGGCACTACAGCGCGACAAGTCAGGTATGTGATTGAAGATACCGTCAACATGAAGATGGAGCAGGGCATCGGTTCAGTATCAAGCAACGTACTGACGCGCACCAAACCACAAATTACATGGGACGGCACGACGTGGAAAGACGGCAATTCCGGCGCTGTTACTGCAATCCAGTTTGGGGCAACACCAACATCCGGCAATGTAAAAATCCGCATGTCACCAACGGCAGAATCCCAAGCGGTGAATATTGATGTTAGACAAAACACTATTGCGGGTGACGCAAACTGGCGTGATTATCCAATCAGCGGGCATATACCTTGGAACAACAACGGATCAGGTAGCACATTAACCGCGAATCGTGAATATTACGCCTGCATCAAAGTTGAGACCCCAGGGCTTTTGAATGGTGTGCAGCTTGAGGTAACAACGGCGGTAGCGTCTTCTAATATCGCTGTGGCGCTGTATGAACTAGGTAGCACTGGCCTACCAACAGGGAAGATCGTCGATTTTAACGGGTTCACCACTACAGCAACTGGCATCAAAACTGATACAACAACAGGCACATGGGCACCTACAGGTGGCGTATGGTTAACTCCGGGATGGTACGTAGCTGGCTTTATCGCATCTCACGCTATAGCCATTCGCTGTGCAAATAACGGTACGTGCTATACCGCAACACCTTTTGGCAATGCTGGAAGTGGTTACGGTTGGGGTGATGTTGTTTATGCTGCTGGCTCTGGCACTACGATGCCAGCAGCACCGGCACCAACCACCATGCTTAACGGCGTTGGCACATTATCTAAACCGTGGATCGGCTTAAAGGTGGTTGCATGATTACCTACACAGAAAAAGGAATCGGATTGCATGATGTAGTGCGTAAAGCAGGGTATACATTGCGCGAAGAAAACGGAGTTTGGGTATCTGACAATGATGTAGCTGTGCAGGCCATTATTGATTCTTTTGATCCATTGGTAAGCGCAAAAGCAGCTAAGAAAAAAGCAATTGACGCACATGCAGCGGCATTGCGCAATGTCATCGTCAATGGCACTTCCCCTGCGGAAATGGCGGCTTGGGGCTTGAAAGTATTGCAGGCTGCAAGAGTGCAAGCGGGTGAAACCACAGGAACAGAATTGATTGACGCTGAAGCAACTGTTCGCGGTGTAAGTCGTGCTGCTATGGCTGCTATTGTAAAAGGCAACAGCGACGGACTAAGCGCACTTGAAACGCAAATTTCAGGCAACGCGGGCAAGCACAAAGACATCAT